GGCTGGCGGGCTATGCTTTGGCGTACTCCCAATCGACAAGGCCTTGGAGTTGGGCCATGCGATAGGCGCCGCGCTCTGACCTGACTTTCCAAAACCGCCCTGTTTTCTGGCAGGTGAGAACGCCTTGCGACCTTGCGGGCTTGCCTTGCTTTTCCAGAATGTCGCAAACCTCTTCCTCATCAATTCCAAGGATGGATGCTATTTCCTCTGGGGATCTGGTTTCAGCCATGCCGACAATGCGGCCAATAGAGGTTTTCGTTCCTGCGAAAATCATCGCCATCCCTTGTTCTCCCGAAGTTCCTTACGGCGCAATTCGCAAATGCTTTCCGCTGATTTGTCATAACGGCCATCATCTTTTAGTTGCTGGATGAAGCCTGCGAGCTCGCCCTCGTCTATTACTGTGGCCGCCTTGTCTTTGAGTGTCACAGGCCGGTCCCAAACGTGTAGAAGATCAATTCCATGACTGCGCGGCCGATCACAATTCCAAGGACTGCTGCGCAGCCTGACAAAATGAGCGTGATGGAAAGCCAAAGTGGCGTGATGCGGTTCATTTCAGGGCCCCGCCAACACGGATCGAATTAGCGCCGGAGCCGCCACAAGCGTAGCATGGCTCGTATAGGGTGGTGCCGCGCTCTGTATGCTCTTCGGTGTACTTCTTGCCCTTGCAGGAGCCGCATGACCGGTCTGTATCTGGAAGGTATGTTGTGGTGTCTTGCATCTGGCTCTCCGCGTTCGTGGTGTTCCAGAGTATTTCCATATTGGAATGCCCGCGTCAATATAAAAAGCTTCCAAATTGGAAATATTATGCACCTATAAGGTGTGCAATGGTTTTCACATCAGAATTATAAGGGTGGTGGTGGCTTGGGTAAGCAGGCTCGATTTGCGCTGGAATATGTTGAAAATTACGTTGGCGGTATGTCCAGCGAGGATAGGCGCGCGTCGATGCCGCGCTGGCTTGAGCGGATTGCCGCTCTAGGGCGGGCACATAATCGGCTGGGTATGGGTGAACGCGAAAATGCGCTCCTTGAGCACTTGGTTGAGTGCGTTGTTTGGGGTGAATGCTTTGAGGCCGGTCAAGACTGGGCGCACCGATTGGTTCGCCGCAGTTCGATCGTTAGGGAATATATAAGAAATTAAACAATGTTAGCGAGTTCGCGCGGCAAATGCAGCAAAATACGAGAGGCCCATTCCAGCGCAATATCGTACTGACTATCGGCCTCTGGGCTGATGGCTAGAAGGTTGTAAAGTCCCGGCTCACTTCCTCCCTTCACCCGCTTTACCCACTTGGCGCCACTTGCTTCACAGCAAATGCAATTTTTCCCGATTGCATCTTGTGTGACCTTGGGCGATCCACCGGCATAAAAGATCAGATCGCCTTCGTCAAACGTGGGCGTCATCGCATTGCCCACAACTTCAATGGCAACGATATTGCCTTCCGGCAATAGGTCTGGGGCTTCAACATAGCGCAGCGTGGCGTCACTGATACACGGCAGGGGCTCTAAGACCTTGGCACCAGGGCCTATCTGGCCGATTACTGGTATGAGGCGGCGCGGCTCTTCTGGAAGGCGGTAGCCAAAGAAGTGCCGGATGCGGTCTGCCTCGCTTGATTGCAGCACGCGGTAGCCTGTCAAAACCTTATTCATTTGCACAGACGTAAGGCCAATAGCTTCGGCCAGGGCTGCCTGTGATAAGCCCCGCGCTTCAAGTTGTGATCTAACCCAATCCATTTTCATAACCTCCACAATAAATTCTATTTTGGCATGTCACCATTGCTATATTGGAACTAGCCCTCTTGACATCAATGCTTCCAATATGGAAATAGTCTGTGCATGAAAGCAGAACAAATCCCCAAACCCCTCTACGGCCAAGCGGCGCACGTTGTTCGCAAGTGCGGCGGCATTCAGTCAACTGCAAGGCTGATTGGGCGTCATCCATCGTGGGTTCTGAAATGGACCTACGCCAAGGAAAGGGGCGGCCGTGGCGGGCTTATCCCCGACGAGGACCAGCAAATCCTTATGCAAGCTGCGCGGGAGGGCAGGGCTGATCTTTGCCCCTCCGACTTTTTCCCACCAGAAACCCGCAATGAGACTGCGGATTAACCCAAGAAGGCAAATAATATGGCGAAAGCACAAAGCGAAGGTGAACAAGTTCGGCGGGCATTCGATGGCCCCACGCTGGAACATGACAAGCTGATCGGTCACATCGGCGCGCGGATTAGCGAAGAACATTCGCGGTCCTCTGACGGTAGCGAGAGCGCGGCCAAGGTATCGGCGTTCATCGAAGAGACTGGCATGAATAGCCAAGCGTATTCGTGGATGAAAACCATCATCAAAAAGCTTCCCAAGAAAGACGGGCAGTCAAAGGCGATGGACGTTATTCGCTCGATCGAGGCCGCGTTGCCGATGATTAAGGCTCATGTGGCCGGTCAATCTACCGCTGAAATGTTCCCCGATGAAGCGCCTGCACCTGTGGATGCGCCAAAGGCTGAACCAAAAGCTGCGGCCAAAAAAACCAACATTGAGAAGTTCACGCCAAAGGCAAAGGTCGCCAAGGCCGAACCTGATCCTGTTCCGGCTGAAACTCCTGCCGAAAGTGAGCCTGTTGATCTGGCCGACGATCAGGACGACTTCGATCGCCAACTTGCTGCGGCTTCTGACGAATGAAGGTTTTGGCGTTCGACACCGCCACAAAAACGGGGGTCTGCTTCGGTGAAGCAGGCTCTCGGCCTAAGCTGTGGTCGGTGGTTCTCGGCAAGGTGGAGTGGCCAGATCGCTTTTCCAAGACCCTCCGCATGACTGCTCATTACATCGAGCAATTCAAGCCAGACCTGATCGCGGTCGAGGCGTTTGTCGGCGGGCCCAAGGCTAATACATCGCTGGCAGGCCTTGTAGCGTGCGTGCAGGGCGAGGCTGTGCGTCTTGGTGTGCCTGTGGTCACTTATTACCCTGCCACTATCCGCAAGCACTTCCTCGGCGGTGTGAGCCGGTCAAACAAGACCCCTATCAAGTCACAAGTGTTTGCGCGGTGCCGGATGCTGGGCTGGGACGTGCGCGACACTGACGCGGCCGATGCCGGGGCGCTGTGGGATTATACCTGCTCCATGCACAGTAAGGACCACCAGATGACGAGCGTGGGCGGGCTGTTCCATTGATAATTAGACCCTGGGCTGCCTGCCACGACCTTCTTCGATCTGGTCACGGGGTCGAAGACATAGCTTTCAAGCTGAACTGCACCACGGAACGGGTTCGGCGCGAAGTACGGAAACTTAGAAATAGCGGCCAGTTGAAGGCTGTACTGAACCGAGAGGACGAAAAATGAGCAATACTGTTTCTGTGTTTGTTAAGCGGCGTGTGATTGGATCGGCAACGCTCAAGGGCGTGCTGCTCTACATGGCCGATAATGCCAGCGATGACGGTACGGGGATCTGGACTTCAAAGGGCAACATTGCGCGCGATTTGGAGTTGAGCAAGCGGGCTGTGCAGATAGCAATCCAAAACTTGATGGAGTTTGGCATTGTATTGGAGGATGGCACGCGGAAGTGCGTGAATGGCTTTACGATGGAGTATTCCATCTGTCTTGATACCCTGAATAGGCTTCCTTCAACGCGCGAAAACCTATCGAAAGGGACGGGTGAACCACATTCACCGGTGAACCACATTCACGGGTACGGGCGAACCACGTTCACGGGTACCGGTGAACCACATTCACCCAAACCATCCTTAGAACCATCCTTAGAACCATCCAAAGAGCGTGATGGCTTATTCGATGCAATGGAAACACCAGAAGCAAAGAAGAGCGGTGATGGGTTTGATGAGTTCTGGAATGCCTATCCAAAGAAGGCTGGGAAGCCAGCGGCACAGAAGGCTTATCAAAAGGCAATCAAGAATGGCGCGGCGCCGGATGCAATCATCACGGGGGCCAAGCGTTATGCGCTGTGGCTGTCTACGGGCGGGCCCAAGGATTTCCGGCCGACTGTCAAATTCCCGCAAGGCTGGCTGAACGATGAGCGCTGGAATGATGCTGATCTGCCAGCGTTGCCACCCGAGAAGCCAAAGTTTGCAGTTGGGTCGCCGGAAGATCTAGCAGAGCGGCGCAAGCGGCTTAGTCCGCAATTTGGTGAGGTGGTGCGGTGATGAAAAAGAAAATGACCGAAGATGAAATTAACGCAAAGCGTACACCCGAGGGAGGCTGGACCAAGGCGCAACTGAAAGAATGGGGCGTCGAGTGGCCACCGAAAAAGGGCTGGAAGCTAAAACTGATGGGTAAAAAGGCTTGGGGAAATAAATGATGGGCGATATTTTCAGCGATAGCATGTTCAATGCCCCGCCCCGCAAGCATGAGCCCAAGCTGTGCGAGTTCTCCACGCAGGATCAAGATGAGTTGCGTGATGCCATGATGGGCAAGATCACGAAGGCCAAGGTGACGCACGGCTACACCAACACCAGCGTCAATAGGAAAAACATCTTGGACATTGTGATAAAGCACGGCCCTATCAATCCCGATGGTGTGAATAACAAGCTGGAAAGCAAGTTAAGCCGGGGCTGCGTTGGCAAGATTTTGAAGGAATTGTACGAGGCTGATTTGGTCGGTCGTGAACATGCCTTGGTTGGCGTTGTTTCCTATTGGTATTTTGCAAAATGAGAAAAAACATTTACCGCCGCTTAACCAACCCGACAAAAGAAGATGGTGTCCGCATTGGCAATGTTTCAAAAATGATTGGCAGGCTTGAGGATGAACAACCTGGCGCTGGTCATTGGTTGCTGGATCAAGTTCCAAAGGACGCAAACGTGGCCGATGTGATTTTCGGCTTGGCCCTTGATGCTTTTCTTGACGAAAAAGAGGCCAAGTCTGCGGCCATTCTTGCCAAGGTGAGGGCTAAACAGAAATGAGCAATGGTCACTTCAACATCGAGGCGGAACAACAGTTGCTCGGCGCTATCCTGTGCGACAATTCGGTTTTCGATCTGGTTTCCGATCTGATCGAAGAGGATCACTTCTATGACCCCCTTCATGCTCGGATATTTGGCATCTGCAAGGCGCGCATCGTCAAGCAACACTTGGTTTCGCCGGTATCTCTGAAATACACGCTGGAAGGCGATGAAGGGTTGGCGCAGGTGGGCGGCCCGAAATACCTTGCCAGAATGGCGGGCTCTGCAATCGGCAAGTCTACGGCCCGCGACTATTCAAAGATCATTGTCGAGGGTTCCGTGCGGCGCAGGCTTCTTGAGGCGTCCAGCAAGGCATCATTTGACCTTAATGCTGGCAGTGAGGCGGATGAAGTGCGCGCTGGCCTCCTGTCGGCCCTATACGCGCTGCCAGAGGGGCATAGTGAGCAAAGTTCTGTGTCATTGCTCAAGGCGGTGACAAGGGCGGTCACGCAGGCCAATGAAGCTTATCAAGGCAACACGTCATTTCTGAAAACCGGTGTTCCGGCGCTGGATGGTGTCATCAAAGGACTTGGGCCTGGTGATGTGATGCTTCTGGGCGGGGCAACCTCGATGGGGAAAACCTCGCTGGCTCTGGAAATTGCGGGCAACGTGGCAATCAAGCAAAAGCTGCATGTTGGTTTCTGGTCGCTGGAAATGTCGGATGACCAATTGGCCACGCGGATGCAGTCGGCTTGGTCGCGTGTTCCCTATGCGGCTCTGCGCGATGCTGCTGCGATGGATGAGGCTGATTTTCGCAAGTGGGTCGATGCTGGTAAAGAGATAAGTTCTGCCCCCATGCGTATCATCCCAAAGCATATTCGTGATATTGCGGCGGGTCATGCGGCGATGCGCCGGGTGAAGCGTGAATTGGGCGGCAAGCTTGATCTGGCAATTGTGGACTATGCGCAGCTTATCCGCGGCACGGGAAAAAGCCGGTTCGAGCAAATGACAGAGGTTTCCATTGGGCTCAAGACGCTGGCCGGAATGCTGGAATGCCCCCTGATTGCGCTGGTGCAGTTGTCCAGAACGATTGGTGAGCGGGATGACAAGCGGCCTCAACTCTCGGACATCAAAGAAACAGGCCAGTTTGAAAACGATGCGGATCAGGTCGTGTTCTGCCACAGAGAGGGTTATTGGCTGCAAAGGCAAGGGCCAAAGCTGGACAAAAACGGGCAAATCACCGATGGCGCGCGCACCGATTGGGAAGCTGACGTTGCCGCGTCCAACAATGTGATGGAAATAATCGTGCGAAAAAACCGCCACGGTAGGCTGGCGGCGGCGCAAGTTGGGTTCCATGACGCAACAAACCGCTTCTGGGATTTGAGCCAGAGCCAAGAAGAAGGAATGTACTGATGGATCAAGCGTTTTTGCGGGAAGTTCAGTCAAAAGGCTGGTCTATCCAGTCAGTCACAGAAGAGCTTGTTGTTGCGCCTTGCCCAAATTCAGGTTGCAGCGTGCGGGTTAACCTGAAAAGCGGGGTGGCCATACCGGCTGCCTGCCGCGCTGGTGTCGAGGCGCGCAGTCAGGTTGTAACGGTGTTCGATGATGCGAGGGTGTTCTTGCGATCGAGGCGGGAAGAGTTGCGCCTCACGATCAGGGACGTGGAAAGCATATCTGGAATGGCCGATGATTTCCTTGCCAAGTTTGAAAAGGAAAAGCCATCCAAGTATCCGAATGTGCAAACCTTTGTGGAATGGGCGCAGTCGCTTGGTTTCAAAGTTGTGCTAATGCCAGCGGAATTTCCCCCACTGGCATTGCGTGTTATCGCGGAAACCCGCCACCTTATTCAGTCACGGGATCAGATGACTGCGCAACATCATGCGAGGCGACAGGCATCCGGCGCGCAATCGTTGAAAGGGTCGCCGTAACGCGGGTCATAATCTTGGCAACATCGGCCAGGTCTTCCGGCAAGCTGTGCCAGTCATCCAAGATCCGAGTTGCGGCCGCGTCCGAGTTCACCCAAGCATCCAGTGCAAAGATCACGGCCCAAGGTGTGTTATTCTCCCGGCGCCAACGGAAAATCGTCGGGTTCGATACCCCGAAGTCAGTCGCAAGTTTGCCCGCGTTCTGGGTTGTTCCGTAAAACTGTGTTGCCAAGCGCTCGAACAGTTGCGTTCTATCGTCGGCGCTCATGGCGCGCAGGTCATCAGGTGTCAGCATCATTCCCCCCTCTTCGTGCTGGTAATACGGCCAATTACAAACCCCGCGCCAAAAATCATGGCGGTTTGCAAAATGTTTAGCATCAGTTGTTCGCCCATTGTTATTGCCTCTCTCAAGTTGCGGTGATATTCGATTGGCTCACCTCTCGGTGAACCTTGCAAGGTGGCGCGGTGGAATGTGGTGTTCTGCCGCGCCGTTTGTTTTTCAGAAAAGCGATAGTTGCGCTGTCTTGGGCCGGTCCTCGGGCTCGGTGCCGGGGATCATGTATTGCTCACCTGCCGGGGTGAGTTGCACGCGGTAAGGGATGGTAAACGGTCCAACCTTTGCGCCCGGCTGGGCCTTGGCTGTGATTTCAGCAATCAATTCATCCTGTCGTTTCTGGCTCACCCCTTGATCGGTCCAGAGTTCGCGCAAGGCCTTATCCGGGTCTGCCTCTCGACCAAAGTCAGTTGGCTTTGTGGTGAAGTCTCCACTTTCAAAGCGATAGCGGCCCTTTTTCAAGATCACGCGGAAATTTTCAAGGTCGCCATGATCTAGGCGTGAAAGTTTCCACTCGTTCGGTCCTGACGGTTGCAGTTGCCACACGCTACCGCAAAAATATCGGTTAATGCTTTCCTGCACGCGGTCAAGGCTCGGGGCAGTTGCGATAAGATTAATGGTCATGGCTCAATCCTCTAACCAAACAAGGTTCCTGCGATAACAGTTGATCCGCACATAGCGGTTGCGGCGGTCTGGGCGCGTTTGGAAAGCTGCAAACCGCGCGACCTGCTTTGTGGCCTGCCTGTCGCGATACAATGCCACGTCACGCAAGGCGCTAAGTTGCGCTGGTGGGCAGTAATGCAGGCATACAGGGTCGGTGGTGGGCTCGTGCCGCGCGTATAGGGTCAAGGCGGTCATGGCTGGCCCTCAATGCAGATCGGCGCGGCCTCACGGTCTGACCAATCGAAGGCGTCAAGTTGCGCTTGGCATTCGGCAAAGGTTTCATAGGCATGGATGCTTTCGATTTGGTCGGGCGTGCCGTTGCCAAAAATCACGATTGCGAAAATGTAGATGGAAAGTTGCATTTTGTGGTGCGTCCTCTCTCGGTCAAGTATTGAAGGCAAGGCGGGCCAAGTCGCGCGCGCCGTTTACAGTTGCGCTATAGCTGTCGGGCACGCCTAGCCACGTTTCGTCCTGCGTGCTGGTGCTGTGCATGTAAAACCGCTTTCCGTCATGGTGCCCGATTGATACGGGCCCAAGTCCATCCTGGCGGATAAAAGCGCGGGCATTGCCTTGCATGTCTGAAAATACAATTCCGGCGCGTTCAATCTTGAAAGTGCCGTTTGCGGTCTTCGGGCCGGTGAAAAGCGTTTCAACAGTTGCGGCCAGGTTCTTGCAATAGGTTTGGCCGTAAAGTGTGATCTGGTCCATGTGGTGCGTCCTCCCGGTATGTGGTGGCGGTTAAATTGTGAAGTCTTCGACAACGCCGGTGTGCTGGCACGCTGGGCAAATACAGCCGGCGTATTGGTCCCAGTCGCTCCCGCCCTCGCAAATATCTTCGGCGTCTGGGTCAAATCCTTCGGTAGTGTATCGGCCCCAAACGCTTGCCGATATGTGGAAAGCTTCAATCTGGCCACATTTAGGGCAAGCCATGCCCAAATCGTTTGCGGCTTCATGCGCTGCGGTGATTTCGTCCTGCTCGGCTAGGTGGTCTGCAAGGTTTGACATTGTGGTGTGTCCTCTCTCGGTGTGGTGGTGGCGGTTAGCGAACGGGCAACAGTTGCGCTGCCCGTCTGGCAAAACGTCACGCGGCGCAATCGGCTAGGGCAAGGCGTAACCATCGCGCGCGGTGAATGCAGCGGCGGGCCATTGCCTTATCTGCGGGGTATGTGCGGGCCTGGGTCAACGCGGCGCGGGCACAATCCAATTCCCGGCTGTGTTCGGCGTGCAAGGCTGTCACGCTGTCGGCTTCGATGCTGGGCCACCATGCCGCGCCGGGTGGGTGGTAACGCTGCACTATGACATTGCAGCGGCCATTCCCCCAATCCGCAAAAACGCTTGCCCGGCCTGCAACGTATCGGGCTATTTTGAAAGTGTCGCGGGCTTCCTTCCGCGCGTCATGGTGGGCCTGATAATAGGCGGCGCGGGTGTCGGCGTTAAGCTGGTTCAGGCTGGGCGCGTGCTGGGTGTTGTGTTTGCGGGTCATGGCTTAGGCTCCTGACGTTGTGCAAGGGTGGCGGCGGCAATCGCGCGGCCTTCGTCGGTCATTGAATGGCGGGCGGCAAGTTCAAGGGCTCGATCACTCCAAAGGCATTCGGGCGCGGTGGTTTCCGAAACATGAAAGCCCAAGCGGTCAATGTGGCCGGGGGTTTCAAATCGCGGGATAAATTCGGCGGCGGTGGTCCAGCTTGGGCGGCGTTTGCCGATAAGATAGCGCATTCAATAAGTATCCTTTATTGGTCTGCCGGCTTCGTTGTCGGCTTGGTATTCGTCAATTTTGCGGTCATGCTGCGCGATAGCGGCGGCGGCGTTCTCTGCGTATTGGAAAACATATTCAGACCAATCTTCGGGCACCAATGCAGGCGCTTCAACGGCCTTTATGGTTTCGTCTGTCTCGGTCGTGTAAGTGCAAAATCGTTTCATATTAAAAGCCTCCCGGCATAAGTGCGACAAACAAAAGCCCGAAAATCAGGGCAACGGATAGGGCGTCACGGATCATTGCAGCCCCCTAATTCTCAACAGGCGGCGCAATATGGCGGTTGCCTCGCGGCGTCCTGCATTCTGGCCGTGCTGGTAATAGTGGCGCTTTCCTGTCGCTCCGACAATTGCCGGGGAAAGATAGCGGGAAAGATCAACGGATAGGCCAAGCCGTGCGGCCATTGCTGACGGGCTGTCATGGTCTGGGGTTCTCATGCGTCCACCTGTGCGGGCAAGGCTGCAAAGTCTGCGGCGGTTATGTAGGTGGCGCGGTCGTTAAACCTAACGGCCTTGGCAATGTAGCGCCCCCCTTTTTTGGCGTATTGGTTCGTGATGTTGCCAAAAGTGAATTCACTAATGCAAAACCGTTCGACGCCTTCGGCGGTGTGCCATTGCATCGGGGGCAGGCATTCCAGCGCTTCCCAGAAATCTGCCTCTGTGATTTCCTGCGCGGGTGTCATAAATTTAGCCTGGGCTGCGCTGGTGAATGCGTCCCAATCGGTCATTACTTCGTACGCCTTGCCGGGCTGGTCTGCGAGAATGGCGGGCAGGTCGGCGGCGGCGCTTTCCTCGTCGGTGTAGGCTGACCATATGTAATGGTCGCCGGGGCAGGCAATGAAGGCTTTGGCTTCGTTTGTGTTGTGGGTCTTAGGCATGGCGTGGTGTCCTTCTCTCGGTGTGGTGGTGGGTTACTTGCGCAACTTGGCGCGGCTGACGGGCTTTGTGCCTATCTTGTAAGTGTCGCCAAAAACGGCGCGGCCCATTCCGGCGATGTTGGTCAGATCGTTATTGCAGACGGTCATTAGCTTTTCCCCGTGCTGGATTGTGTCACCGGCGCGAAGTTCTGAAATGTGGATATTCTCAAAGTCCATTGGCAGGCGTTCCTTCTCTCGGTGGGTTGCTGCTGCGGTGGTGGCGCAAGCTGGGTCTAGTCTTCGTCGGTTGTTTCGATTTCGTAGGACAAGAGGCGCGCAAGTGCGGCGCGGTCGTCCAGCAAGGCGCAAGAGACCTTAAAACATTCGTTTGCGGTGAAGCCTTTAGGGATGAGCAAAGCTTTAATCCTTTTATCAAGGGCGCATTCGATATGGTCCACGGCCTTTGCAACGCTGGCAAATTGCTGGCCTTCGACTTCGTAAACTGTGACGCAATTTATGGTTAGCATTGGGGTTCCTTTCTCGGTGTCTGCATTGGCGCATGGTATGGGGGCCGGATAGGTCCAGCCCCTCAACAATGGGTCAAAGGTCGCTGCAAAATCTGGCCATATCCTCGGCGCTATTGATCGGCGCGGCGGCGGTGCCTGTGTCGTGGTCGTTCAATTCTTCAACGTCCACGCCTTCGGCCAGGTCGTCAAAGGTGCAATTGACATTCAAACTGCCTTCGATCGCGTACCAAGTGCCCGAACGGCCGGCCCATGTGTAGCAGGTCGCCGGGGTCTTGCTGCCGCCATAGGTGCAAGTGATTTCGTCAATGTCGGACGGGTCAACGCTGGGCGCGTCCTCTTCCTCGTCGGGGTCTGTCTCGCCATGTGTCGCAAAGTCAAAGGGCGCAAGGTCCCAGGCTCCGCAAGCGTTTCCGTTCAAGTCATACAAAACCCGTTCCATCTGCACGGGGGCGTAGTTCTCCACCGTCACGGCGATGTTGCGCAAAATAGCGGCAATCGCTGCGGCGCGGTCTACGGGCGTAGGGCCAAAGGCTGCGTTATCTGTCTCTATGGATATGGTGAACATGTGGTGTCCTCTCGGGGTTGGTGGGTGGTGTTAGTAGTCAAAGCCAATCCAAACGCGGGCCGATCCCTTGACGCGGATTTCGCGGCTTATGTCGTCGCAGTCGTAAAGAGCATAATCTTTTGTCGTGCGGTCATAAGGGCCGCGCTGGTAAGTCTTCTTTGCGTTTGGGGTGCGGCGGATAAACTCGCCAAGCTTCAAAACGTCAACGGGTGCGGTATACATGGTGAAAGCCTCTCGGTTGGTGCCGTGTGGTGCTGCGGGTTGGTAAGATCAACAATACATCAATTTAATAGTGCGTCAATACATTAAATATAAAAGATTGATACAGGCGCAATCGGGCAATATAGGGCCAGGGGCAGGCACGGCGCGGCATTCCATCGCGTGAGCCCCTGGCGCTGCCCGGCGCGGTGCATTGGTCAACAGTCCGGCAACGGTTTAACCCTCAACGCATGAAGCAATCAAAACCACCACACAAACCACCACAAGCAACAGACAAGAGGGCGCAGCCCCCCGCCCTTCGTGCAAAACTACGCCACGCGTGCGAGCTCATAGCCGACGAGGGCCGAACACAACGCGCAGCAGCAGACGCAGCAGGCATGGACGAGACAGCACTAGGCCGAGCCCTACGCAAGCCCCACGTCATTGCATACATAGAAGACAGAAAAGCCCTTAACGCATTAAACGCAGATGATTTAATGGGATTGGCCAAAGTCCGAGCAATACAGCGCGGAATAGAACTGCTCAACAATAGTACGTCCGATGCAGTAACCGCCAGAATGGTCGAGTTTTTCGCGGGCGAGCGTTCAAAGGGCGCGCAAATACAGGTCAATGTTGATGCAAGATCAGGGGGTTACGAGTTCATTCGCCCAGGTCAACAGGTCGTAGAGATCAAGGCCAATCCAGCCCCGAAGGCCACGCCTACAGATAGCTAATCATGCGCGCACCATAGCCTAAGCCCATGTAATTGCAGGCAATCGCAGCTATGGTTGCATCATGCAAGCGAGACAACCGCCCAAATCTGGCACCGATCGGCCAAGGCCCAAGGTATGCAGCGACCACACAGGACAGGCACCCCCCTTGCCCGATAGGGGGGGGTGGGTTCGATCGGGGGGGGCGGGGGCAAAACCCGGCGCGCGCAGAGCTCTACTCGTCCCTCTCCCTCGCGCGGCTTCAATTATCAAATTTTTCTGATTTTGGCATTTTGGCGATTATTAATTTGATCTTACGAATGCTACCCTTCCACGGGTGGGGGACACTGATTTGGGGTGTTTTTGGTGATTTCAGGTATCACATTGATAATGGACCCCCTGATTTTGGGTTATTTGGTGTGCATATGGCGATTTTTTTTTGGGAGTGATGTTCCGGTCTGGTTGATTGGAGGATCGCTATGACGACGATTGTATTTCGGGATGGGGTTATGGCCTCGGACAGTGGAGCGTGGGTTGGTGGTCTTGTCACGCCTTGGTCGAGGAAGCTTATTCGCGGGAAATCCGGTGTTATTTACGGGGGTGCTGGTGACGGTAGCCGTGTATCAGAATTTTTCAGGTGGGTTGAGGCTGGGGAGTGTGTTGGCGAAATGGTTGTTCCGCAGGTTCGGGATGACGGGAGTGATTTTATTATTTTGGTTTGGCGGCCTGATGCGGGTTTGTTTCTTTTGACTGCGCAGGGCGAGGAGGATCTTCGGGGTTGCCCTTACTGCGCGATTGGTGGTGGCGCGGAGGTTGCCTACGGCGCGTTGCACTATGGGGCGTCTGCGGTGATTGCGGTTGAGGCGGCGATTGCTCACAGCACTTGTGCGTTTGGCGCGGTTCAATATTTGGCGGATCGCTAATGGCACTTCTTCAAACCCCTCGCGGGAATTACATATACGCTGCGGATGGTGCCGTTCTGGATGGGTACTTCTGGGACCGTTCGGAAATGGCGATCATTCAGGGTCCGATTGCTTCTGGCACGTCTACGGGTTCATGTATGAAGATCTGGGCGATTGCCGTTGAGCAAGAGCCTGACTTTGACGGTGTGAGGCGCACGCGGTTCATCATCACGCGGGACACCTACAAGGAACTGCGCGAAACGACGATCAAGACTTGGCTTGAATGGTTTCCCGAAAGCGAGTGGGGTCCGATGATTAGGGCGGAGCCTTCTTTCCATCATTTGAAGCGGGATCATCCCTCGGGCGATGGGACGACTATTGATTGCGAGGTGATATTCCTTGCCGTTCCCGATCCTGACGTTGCCGAACAGATTTTGGCGTCTTACGAGATTACGGGATTTTTTCGGAACGAGGGCCAGTTTTGCGACAAGCTGGTGATTGACGAACTTCTTTCACGGTGCGCGCGCTATCCTTCAAAGCGTAACGGCCCCGGCGCAACGTGGCACGGCGGCTTCATCGACCTTAACGCGCCGGTCGAGGGTCATTGGATACCGTACATGCGCGGCGACATTCCATTGCCCCCAGAAACGACAGAGGACGAGCGGCGCGTCTATCAGAAGCCCGCGAACTGGACATTTTACACGCAGCCCCCCGGTCTTATTGAGGTTCGGCATGAGGGCAAGGTTTCCTATCAGCCAAACCCGAAGGCTGAAAACCAAACCCACACGAAGAAATCCTACATGGAAACCATCGTCGGCAAGACGAAGGCTTGGATTGACCGGCGCGTTCTGAACAAGGTCGGCCTGCACATCGAGGGCAAGGCGGTATACCCCACGTTTTCAGAAGACGAACACGTTTCCAAGAGCAAGCTAGAACCCATTCCCGGCTTCAAGATTGTCGTTGGTCTGGACTTCGGGCGCGATCCGGCCGCGGCTTTCATGCAGGACGTAAATGGAAACTGGCGTGTCCTATCGGAACTAATCGGCTCGAACGAGAGCGCGGAGCTCTTTGCGCCTAAGGTCAAGAAGCACATCGCGGAACGGTATCGCGGCTTTGAGGCTGATTTCCTTGGCGACCCGCGCGGGGCCGATGGCGGCCAGAACACCGAAACCACAGCCTATGACGTTTTCCAGAAGTACGGGATGCGGGTAATGCCGGCCACGACAGACAACAACACGCAGATGCGTCGGTCAGCGATGGAAGCCGTGCTCGGGCGCCGGAACGGCTTTCTCGTCGATACGACCTGCCTTGTCGCAAAGACCGGCCTTGCTGGCGGCCACCATTACCCGAAGCTGAAAGTGCGAGGCCTATCCGGTCTATTCGCTGAAAAGCCGCGCAAGGGGCTCTACTCCCATATTGTTGACGCGATCGAGAACGGTCTTCTGGGCGGCGGAGAGGGTGAGGCGGTCATCACTTCAACGCACCGCGAACGCAAAGCGCCATCCCAGCCACAGCGGCACAGCATCCGCAATCGGAGAAAAAAATGATCGTTGAATGGTTTTTCGGATTTCACCGGCCACGTCTGCGCAACTTCAAAGGCAAGATTGATGCGCGTTACTGGCTAGGCCACTGTGAGGCTTGGGGATACAACGCCGATGACACTTGGGTTTTCCTAGATCCGCAAGGCAGGGGGTTTAAAATTCGTGTTATGCACCGGCATGATGAAGTCCTGACGCAGCTAGAGGCTTATTACGCGATCTGCGAAAGTATCGTAAAAATAAAAAATGATGAGCCGGAATTTGACCTGCCGCCCTTCACACTTATGAGTTGCGCGTCGATCTGCGGCGCATTGGTGAATATCCGTGCATTGATGCCAAGCACCCTAAAGCGGAAATTGCTGTCCAACGGAGCGGAACTTTTACACGAAAGGTCAGATCATGGGTGGCGGATACAAGGAAGATCCTAAGGATAAGAAGGCAAGACTTAGGGAGCGGCGGATTACCGATGTTGGCCGGCAGAAGAGCGCTGAAAAGCAGGCGTCCGGCCTGACAAGCGACATTCGCGCAATCTACGGAATGAAGGGTTTGGCGCCAGTTTCTGGAACCGCAAAGGGATCTTCCCGTAAAAGTTCTAGCAATATGCTTAACAATCTCGCCATGAGATTTGGGAGCCTCTCTTGATGCAGCCAGGAGAAGAGTTTTCATCCCGCCTCAAAACGGCAAAGGCTTGGCGCAGCGCCGCAGAGCCATTCATCAAGGAAAGCTTGAAGTTTTGCTGCCCCGGTCGGGAGCAGGATTTCAGCAAGGCTGTCGGTGACGTAAGCGAGAGCGAGAGCGAGGTTTTCATTTCCATTGCCGAGGATATGGCAACGGATCTGGCCGGCGACCTAGTGAATTACTATACCCCTGCCGAAAGCAAGTGGGGCGAATTTCTTGTCACAATGGAAATTCCAGAAGATCAAGCGGATGCGGTTCTTGAACAAGTGCAGGCCCGCGAAGATGACCTGTTTGAAATGATTTCATCTTCTAATTACAATGACATAGCGCCGCAATGGGCCTTTGAGGCGGCAAGCCACGGCACGACTGCGCTCTGGGTGCAGCAAGCGCACATGCAGCAACCTATTCATTGCGAGGTGGTTCCACCGCAACAGCTTTACACAACGCCGGGGCATCTTGGCTATCTGGACCGTTTCAGGGAAGTCTCGGTCCTGGCCTCATCTTTGCCAGCACTATTCACCGGCTGGGACGTTTCTCTGGCCGACGAGCAAATCCAACAGAAGATCAAAAAGCCAGGTGCAAGAGCCAAGGTTGTCTGGGGTTTCTGGGTGGATTGGTCTGATGCCGCAATCCCAAAATGGCTTTGTGAAATCACTGTCGATGATCGACGCATCACACCATCGAAGCCACTTGAACTTGGAGGCCTTGCTGGCACTTGCCCATTGATAGTTGGCCGCTTCAATCCACAAATCGGGAAGCCTTGGGGGCGCGGCCCTGGCTGGAAATCCTTGCCAGACCTGCGCGTGATGGACGAAATGGCAGAGATTATCCTGTCTGGGCTCGACCAAAGCTTGATGAATACGATCATCTATCCCGATGATGGTTTCCTTGATCTTTCGGAAGGCCTGCAAGCCGGTCGCGCCTATCCCGCGCACCGCGGCTTTACCCGTGAGCAAATCTACGACTTGAGCCGCAACGTGAATGTGGATCAGGGCTGGTTCACGGAAGACAGGCTGGAAAAGAAGATCGCTCGGGCCTTCTATCAGGATGGGCCAAGGCAGAGTGGCGATACGCCGCCAACGGCAACCCAATGGCTTGATGAGCGCCGCCGTGTCCAGCAACGCCTTGGCAAACCGTCTGCGCCACTGTGGAGCGAGTTTGTCATGCCGCTCATCCAGCGGTTTGAATACCTGGCTGTTGAGAGCGGGAAGCTGAAAGAGGCGATTACGCACAATGGGCAGGTGATTAGCGTCACGCCTATCTCGCCTCTTCAAAAAGCCCAAAACCAAGACAAGGTGATGGTAACGCGGTCCAATCTCGATCTGGCATTCTCTATTTTCCAAGATCAGGTTGGCGAAGTGGTGGATATGCGATCGACGATGAAGAAGGTGGTCAAGGTTTCCGGCGACCAGCTAACCGTCATTCGTGAAGAAGCTCCGCCCCAAGAGGCCCAGCCACCAGAAGGGCAGGTATAAATGCTGCCAAATCTGATTTCAGAGCCGGGGCCGTTGTTGACGTATATCGCGGCCCTTGAGCAAATCGACGCGACAAAGGCATCTGACCTTCGGCGTTCCATCCGTGCGGCTCTTGGTTCCGTCGATGGCCGTATCCTTTTGGAATTGCTTGAAAAAGCAACAATAACAACGCCAACAAAAATCTTGGCTGATCCGCGTGCATTGGCGGCGCGCAATTCTCAAGCATTTATCGCAAGTGATCTTAGGAGGATCTTGAGCGATGAATATGAGAAACTGGTTGAACAAAAGCAAGCTACGGTGGGAAGCGCCAAACGAGGGGGGCCAAGGCGGGGCGCCGGTAAGTGAGGCCGCGCCTGTGGCCGCAGCGCCGGTGGGTGAAGCTGCACCACAGGCGGAAGCCTTTGACCTATCCTTTATCCCCGAAAGCTTTCATGTGGATGGAAAGCCGGACCTTGAGAAATTCAAGGAGCATTACGGCAAGCTGGTCGAACCATCGGTAGCGCCTGACAAATACGACTATGTTGTGCCGGCCGATATGGATTTTTCCGCACTCGGGCTGCCCGAAGGAATGGCGCTGGATTTCAATCTGGAAGATCCGACCATGCAGCCGCTTCTTGGTGAACTGTCCGAAACCCTCAAGGGTATTGGCGCACCGGCTGAAATGGGCGGAAAGATTGGCGGCCTTCTCGCCAAATATGAAGCAACAAAACTCACCGCAGCAATCGAAGCGCAAAAGCAAGAATTTGCAAAGCTTGGCACGCCCGAGCAAGCAAATCAGCGAATTACTTCGGTTGTTCGCGCAATGGAAACCCGTCTTACCGCCGATGAGGCGCAAGCGCTTCAAGCGGCAACCCGCAGCGCACCGGCCATGATGGCTCTCGAAAAGCTTCTTGGCCCCCGCAACTCCACCACGCCGACACCACAACCCGAAGAGGCCGCTAATGATGGCGGTCTTTCTTCACGATACCCAACCTCCCGGACAAAGTAAGGAGCCGAAATGACCACCCTGACCCAAAAATTCCTGTCTATGGCAGATATTTACAAGCGCACCCTCCCAGGCGGCGGCGCTGCTCAAATCATGGAAATGATGAACACAACTGCGCAGGACATCTTCACCGATTTTGTCATGCAGGAATGCAACGATGGCACCAAGCATATCTACACCACTCGCACTGGTCTTGGTACTGTTGGCTGGGGCGCTCTTTACGAAGGTATCGCGCAATCCAAGTCGAAAACCCAACAAGTGACTGAAACCACTGGCTTTGCTGAAAAGCTTTGCTCGGTGGACACGCGCTTGCTGGATCTGGCCGGCGCCAATGAAGCCGCTGTCCGCGCGCAGGAAAGCGAAGCTGACATTGAAGCAATGGCGCAAGAACTGGTTTCGGCCCTGTTCTACCACAATACCGCAACCAACCCTCGCCTGCCCAAAGGCCTTGCCCCTCGCTATGGCACCAAAGCAACTTCTGGCGCGGGCAAGCAAATCATCGACGCGGGCGGCACCGGCTCGGACAATATGTCGATCTGGTTTGTGACGTGGGGCGGCTCGGGCCTCCGCGCTCTTTACCCAAAGGGCACCAGTGCGGGGATCAGCCAAGAGGATATGGGCCGCCAGCGTGTGCTGGATGATGCTGGCAACCCTTACTATGTGAAGGAAGAGTTGATCCGTTCGCATATGGGCTTTGGCCTTGGCGACTATCGCCGCTGTTCGCGCGTGTCGAACATCGACGTTTCTGAATTGGCCGCTGGCAACGTGGATCTCTACTCGTTCATGCGCAAGGGTTACTATGCGCTTCAAGGCGTCCGCAATCAGAACGTCAAGACGACCAAGGATACCGAACCTGGACGCACGGTGATCTATGCCAACGTCGATGCTTTGGAAGCCCTTGACGCCTTGGCAACCAACACCGGCGCCACCGACAACTTTACCCGCCTCAAGTGGATGGAAGTTGAAGGCAAAGAAGTGCTGGCTTATCGCGGTATCCCAATCCGTGAAACAAATGCGCTTCTGAACGCCGAAGCCCGCGTGGTTTAACCCCTTCTGGGTGGGCGGCACTCGCCCACTCGGCAACCCTGAAATTGGAGACTTGAAATGATCTTGGACAAGAACCTGATCCTTTCGGAGTTGCAGGCAGTCACGGCTACCGCAATTTCCGAAAACGTGATCGACCTCGGTGTGAACGGCGTTGTTCCCTACGAAGCTGCTGCGGCGGCCATGAACCTCGGCGCGGGCAACGAAATCCCCCTACTGCTGATGGTGAATGAGGACTTCGCTACGCTGACCTCTCTGACCGTCACGCTGGAAACCTCTGCGGCGGCTGACCTCTCGACGCCAACGGTGCTTTACACCAGCGGCGCGATCCCCGTTGCCACCTTGAAGGCCGGCTACAAGCTGCCGATCCGCTGGCTCCCTGACGCGCCCTTGCTGCGCTATCTCGGCGTCCGCTACACGGTGACGGGCACCACAGCCACCGCGGGCAAGGTTTCGGCCGCCCTAGCCACGGAGGTTTAAGAATGGCTGCTAAAACCAAAGAGCAATTGGCCGAAGACGCCAAGGCCGGTCTGGAAAAAGATGCCATTACCAAGCCTACGCCTGAAACAGATCAGGGCGGCGTCAAAGCCGAAACTGTTGTGGTGACGGAGTACAAGCCTGATGCTGGTGGTGAATATACGATGGAAATCGTTACCACCGCACCGGGAACATTTGGCCTTGGAGGCATTGAGCCAGTTGGCAAGCCTGCAAAGATCAATTGCAGCGCCTTCTCTCTTGTGTGGATGCAGCCAAAGACCAAAGAGGACATTGCGCGGTTGAAGGCCTATCGCGCGTCCATCAAGAAAGACGCTGCCGCGTAAGATCCTCCCGCGTGGGGCGTTTTGTTAAAGGGCTGGGGTAAAACCTGGCCCTTTTTCTATGTGCATATGGTCTTGCGGTTTTCGACTGCAATCTGCGGGCATGTCAACAGAATTTGCAATGCTTGAAATAATGAATGCGGCCCTCATTTCGCAGGGCTGCGACGAACTATTGGCCCATACTGACGGGACCAATGAAGGTCGTCTTTTATCACTCAATTGGGCCCCTATCGTTGAGGCCGAGTTGGAAATGTCCAACTATCACTTCTCTAAAAAGCAAGATGAGCTCTTGAGCCGCTCGGATGGTCTTTTTGGGTATGATGATGCGTTTGCGGTTCCACATGCGGCGCTGCACGTCCGTCGAGTGTGGACGGAGGATGAAACCGGCGTTCGGTCCTTCCCCGATTGGGTGCAGGATGGTTCGCGCGTTCACGTTGATAGCGCCGAGGGCGTTTTCATTGAATACATCGAGAGCGCCGATCCTTCCATCTGGTCCGCTAACTTTGCAGTCGGTATCCAAATGAGGCTTGAGGCGGTTCTTCTGCGCTTCAAGGAAGAATACGCCAACGCTGAACGGATGGATGGCAACGCAGAAGCTAAATTCCAGAATGCGCGCACGCTGTCATCGAAGGCACGATCTGCAACGCAGCCGTTCCAGCGTGGGCGTCTTGCGAAAGCGAGGTTTGGCCGTGGCTAAACGCAGCATCCCGCAGCGCAACTTCCTTCTCGGGCAGACACGCGATGGCTTTCTTGAGGCCGATGATCTGGATATTCGGCAGGCATCCTGCCGCGCGGCCTCAAACATGCGGGTTACAGCTACGCGCGGCCTGCACTCTCGCCCCGGCATGACCTATATTCGAGAGGGCGGAACGGCGCATGACATAATCGAGATAAGGCCCGAAACTTCAAAGACCTTTGGCCTTGTGATTATGGATGGAAGCGCAGTCATCATCAATGAAGATGGCGGCGAAGATTTTGAAATCACGTCTGCACCTTGGGATCAGCCAGAAGACGTATGGGTTGAAGCCTTTCGTGAAAAGACGGTCATTGGCGGTCCATTTGGTCTATATGAACTAACCTATGACAGCGGCACTTGGTCATTCGCCACCTTTGAGTTTGATCTGGCGGCTGGCGGCGACCTGGCGCAGCCATATTGGTCCTTTGTTAAGGACACCACACTTCGTCCGAGCGCGCGAAGCGGAGCAATCACAATTGTTTCCTCAAAGCCTTTGTTCACGCCAGACTACGTTGGCACAAAGATCCGCTATTCGCAGCGTGAAATCAGCATCACATCGTTTACGTCCTCCACGCTCGTAGGCGGGACCGTCACGGACATTTTGGCGCCAAGCTTTAGAATTAATCTTTCAAAGACCGTTGGTTTCAAAACGGGTGATGCGGTTGTCGCTATCGACACAAACTTCCAAGGTATCATTGTCAACATCGTTGGCTCATACATCGAGGTCATCACCACAGAGTTTTTCGATGGCCCCGATGTAGACGAAACAATATCTGGCCCGTCTGCATCAGCCAAGGTTTTGTCTAAGTCAGAGATTACCCCGCTTCCATCCTTCATCTGGGACGAGCCGATAATGTCGGCGGTGCGCGGTTATCCAAGATCAGGTGCATCGGCCAGCGGGCGTTTGACGCTGGTGGACTTCCCGTTGGTTCCTGATCTGATCTGCATGTCATCGAGCCGGAGCGTGAACGACTTCACGGCTGGGGCCGGTGATGATGATGCAATTGTCAGGACGACCGGCGACAATAGCCCGCGCTTTATGCACGTCCTGAACGCTGGGGATTTGCTGCTCTTCTCTGATCGCGGCCTTTACTACATCAACATCAGGGACGGAAACATACTAACCCCCCAGAACTTCAAGGCCACTCTCTTTGACAAGCGGTCATCAAGCCCTGTTCGGCCCGTTGCGGTCGATGATGGCGTTGTTTTTATTGAGGCGTCAGGCGAAGCAATCGCGGCGTGCCTGCTGGACGGGAACATTTACCTGAAATGGTCGGTTCGCACGATTTCCACATTCCATGACCCACTCATCAAAAGGCCAATCAAGCTTTGTGGCCCTTCGTTGTTCTCGGAAGCGCCTGAAAAATATATGTTTGTCATCAATAGTGACGGGACGATCGCGGCGGTATCGTGGTTCTCGGACTTTGCGGCGGATAGCGTTGGCTTTGTTCCGTGGAACACACAAGGCCTGTTCAAGACTGCTTCCCCGATATTTGGCGGCTACTGGGCGATTGTAGAGCGTGAAATCAATGGCGTAACGCGCCGGCTGATTGAGCGGTTCGATGATGCGGCGCTGGTGGACTGCGCCGTGCCGGTCTTTTCTGCATCGAACTTTTCAGTGAACGGGATCGACCTTGAGGTAAACGGCGAAAGCCTGTCGGTGGTTTCATCCGGCGCTGCGCCTTTGGCTGGTGAGGAAGTGAGCATCTACAGCGGCAACTGGTTTGGCGGTTCACGCATTGTCGGCCTTGATGGTGTCGTACCCGATATTGAGGATATGCCCGAAGATACGTTTGCTGGGTTCAACTTCACATCGTCCTTCATGCCTTGGCCGGTCGAAGTAATTGATAGCCCGCGTGTAGGCATGCTGAAAGCCCGCCTGATCCGTGGGTCCGTGTCTGTGCTTTCATCAAGTGGTTTTAGTATTCGCGCCAACAATCACACCAGAGAGGTTGGCGGCTATCGCTGGGGTGAAGACCTTGGGGTGCCGCCGCCATTCAGGACTGAACTCTATCGTTTCAGCGTTGTTGGCAGCCGTGACCATCCAGAAATTGAAATCACGAAGAATGAGCCGGGTATCCTTGAGATAATGGCGATTACACAGGAGGTACAATACTAATGCAGGCACTTTTGGCACCACTAGTGGCGGCAGGCGCAGGAACGGCAGCGGCAGGCGCGGGGGCGGCGGCAGCGGCAGGAACGGCGGCGGCGGCGGTAACACCTATGGCCCTTGTTGCAAGCGCGGCTGGGCCTGTATTCGGCGCCTTCAATGCAATGGAGCAAGCAAAGAGCGCGAAGGAGCAAGCGAAGGTCAACAGCTACATCGGGACCACCCGGGCGCGGCAAACAGACCAAGCTGCGCGTGAAGGGCTAAATTCAGAACTATCCAACGTGCGGGCGGCGCTGTCTGCCAATGGGCAGCGTCCAAGCGTAGGCACAGCGTCAATGTTTGATGAACTGCGCTCGGTGCGCGGCGCGGAACGGCGCGTGGCCTTCAACAACGAAACGCAAAACGCCGCTGCGTACAAGGCTAAAGCCAACGGCATAAGCCCTGGAATGTCTTTGACTTCCGGCCTTTTGAAAGCTGGTCCGAGCCTGTTTGACATTTACGACTATGGCTCGAAAAACAATTGGGGAGGTCGAGGGTAATGGCTGAAATCAAGCGGGTTGTAAAATCCAGCGCACTTTCGGACTTCCGCCAAACCGTTCCCGATGCTGGGGGCGGTTTTCGCCTTATGGCAGAAGCGGCGAATGCGGCTTATGAATGGCTCAAGCCAGCGGCCATTGCAGAGCAAGAGGCACTGGGTTCCGAACTTGGCAGTCAGATCGCAAAGCAACAGATGGGCGACCCTTCCGGTTCCTTCACAACGTCGCGGATGAATGCGCCGGCCGGTCCGAACCAAGGCCTCGCCAATGACGTGATGGGCGCGATTGGGAAGGGCTCTGGCGGCGGCGACAAACTGCATGGCGTAGATCCCCGCATTAACGAGGTTCTAAGTCTTGCTTCGCAGCGGACGGGGATCAATATTGGTGTGAGCGAGGGTTTGCGTACTTCCGACAGGCAGGCCCAAATGGTTGCACAAGGCAAGTCGCAAACGATGAATAGCAAGCACCTGCATGGCGGCGCTGCGGACTATCACATCATCGGAGAAGACGGGAAAGCAAATTGGGACTTTGAGGCTTATCGCCCACTTGCCGATGAAGCAAAAAAGGTTGCGGCTGAACTCGGATATGAGGGCTTTGAATGGGGCGGCGATTGGAAGACGCTAAAAGATGGCGTCCATTTCCAATTCAAAGATGGGGGTGCGGCACCATCGGGCGGCACGTCCACCACGGTATCATCCATGAATGGCGGTGCAGCGCCTCAACTGCCTCCACCAACCATGCTGCGGCAAGCGGATGGCTCACTGGTAGGGCGCCTGTATTCCCCCCTGTCTGGTGAGATCCTGCAAGCGCACAACGCGGCGGCGGGCGTGGCCTACCAATCAGAGATCATGCTCAAGGGCGCGCAGGACATGATGGCGCTGTCCGAGCAATTCATGCTCAATCCCGATGGCTTCAATGATGCGGCAAAGGGATATGTCGATGGGATCGTGAAGTCTGCCCCTGATATGTTCAAGGCGGCTATTCGTGGCAACTTCCAGAAGGAAGCGCAGCGCCGGTATCTGGGCATGGTCGAGGAACGACAGCGCGACACGCGCCAGCGTGCCAACAACTCAAGCGCGGCCTTGGTGGATAGGTGGTCTGATAATTTGGTCAACGCGATGGTCGGCGGAAATGAAGAAGAAATCTTTGCTGCGCAATCAGAGCTCACTGGAATTTTGTCAGCGCGCGAGAGCCTGCCCGGCGTGGCATGGACGAGAGAGCAATCCCAGAACGTAGTCATCAAGGCGCGCGATGCGGCGCAAAAGGAAGTGGTGCGGCGACAGAAGGAGCAAACGACCACTTGGAAGTCTGACCTAAGCCTAATTGGTAAGGCGGCGATGAACGGCCAAGCTTCGGCAGATGAAAGCATTCTGCAAAATCCGCAAATCCGTGCGCTGCTTCCCGACGAGTGGGCCGAGGCGGCATCACGGGTTGCGCTGCGCGACAACCTGCCAACCTTCCTGACAATGACCCCATCAGAACAATCGGCGGCGCTGGCCGAAATGAAAGCCCAGCCGGTTCAAGCTGATTGGGAAATGGACATTCTCAAAGCGGGCGAAAGCGCGGCGGCCGAAAACAGGAAGGCGCTTGAGGAAGACCCTGTGAAGCGGGCGACTGAAATCATGCCTGATGACAGGAAACCCCCGGCGCTGACCAATATCAATCCCGAAGACCCATCAAGCGCGATTGCGGCCATGAAGGCGCGCGGGCAATGGGCGGAGCAATTCAGCGAGGCAGGATATACCCCAGAAGTCGTTTACTTGAGCGATCAAGAGGCGGAGGCTCTTGGGGCCGCTCTCGGCAAGGAAACCCCGCCTGAACTGCGCGCGGTAATGGCTGCGGCAATCGTTGAAGGCTTTGGCCCCGGTGCGGAGCGGGTCTTCACCGAAATCAAGTCGGATGACCCAACCACAATATACGCTGGCAAGCTAATGGCGCGTGGCGGTGAGAAGGCAATCGCGTTTGAAGCCATGCGCGGCCAAGCCATGCTGGATGAGGGTTTGGTGCAGGCACCATCATCGTCGGCAAGTCTTGAAGGCATTTCCCCAGACATATCGGCGGCGCTGTCCACGGTTCCATTTGAAATGCAGGGCGAGCTTCGCAAGTTTGCAATCTCGATCTATGGCGCCCGAGCGCGCGGCGTGACCGATGCCGAAGAGCAAAAGGCAATCATGGCTGGGGCGGTGCAGTCTGCGCTTGGTCAATCCAAGACAAAACGCGGCAAGCTGAAAGGCGGCGTGCAGACCATCGGCGGCAGTCCAGTCTTGCTTCCGGTCGATGTGATTGGCGAGGATGCAGAGTTTGCGCTTCAATCGGCGTTCACAGCGGGCCAAGGGGAAATCTCTGGAATGCAGGCTTTTGCGCAGATCGGCGCGGCCATTATGGGCCAAGACCCAATTGCCGAACTTCCGCAGAATTGGGGTGCTGAACCCGGACCCATGCTTGGCGGCAAGCCATTGAGCCCAAAGCTTTTGCAGAACGGGCATATTCGGATCGTGCCAACCAAAGATAGCAAATACCGAATTGAGGTTATCACCAACGGCGCCGTGACCGATGCGCGCAACGCGGCGGGCGGCACATTCGAGTTTGACCTGCACGCGCTGATCGAGGCCAACCCACGGGAAGGGGCTTATGCGCCGGCCTTGGGTGGCCCTGCCTCAATTAGCGATCTTGGGGTGGCGCCATGACGTACTTTCTGCGCGATGAAGGCGATATGTCGCAAGTGAAGCCGCGGGGCCGCGATGTGCAGCCAAGCGGCGTGTGGGAAGGCCTTGGCGCTGGGTTCAACAAGTCCGCTCTGGAAAACGACGCTAACTTCCGTCTAGCGCGGGAACGGCAAACCGTGAGCCGGTCATTGGCCGAAAAGGCTTGGGATAGGCTTGGCGATGACGCGGTGCGAACCGGCCTCAAGGCGCGCAACGTCTATGTGACTGATGGCAAGGGGGCTGATGCTCTCGCCTCGAACATGCGGGCTATCCCTGGCGTGCTGGAAATGGCGCGTGAAGCTGCGGCGGCGGAGCCTGATAAGTGGGCCGATCTGGACGTTTCGGATGGAGCGATCGACAGCACCATCAACGCAAAGCTTCAAGCCGAACATGCTGACGCCGAGGCAATCCTGAACATGATGCCAGCGTGGCGCGGCGCTGCTGACCTTGTGGGCGGCATGGCGGGGATTACAGCGGACATAAAGAACCTTCCATTCATATTGGGCGGCGGCGGCGGATCAATCCTTCGGGTAATGGGGCGTGAAGCCGCTCTCAACATGGGGGCGGAAGCGGCATTCCTGCCGGCGCAGTACGAAATGGCTGAACGTCTTGGTATCGAAGACCCCGATGTGGTTTCACAGCTTGCTATGGCGGCTGGGGCCGGTGCGATCCTTGGCGGCGCGGTAGAGGCCGGTTCTCGCGCATTCATATACATGCGTGGCCGCAACAGGCTTCCCCCTACGGCTGACCCTGTATTTGACGCTGGGGCCATTGATGCGGCCGAGGATGCGATTGTCGCTGGCGCCAACCCGTTTGAGGCGGCAAGTCGCGTGCAAGCCGATGCGCCGCCAAAGCTTGATCCCCTGGTTCAGCGCGACCCAATTAAGCGCGAACCCCTCATCCCAGACCGTGCTGGGGCACCGCAGCCGGTAGAGACTGCCCCAAATGCCGCGCCGGAGCCACTGGCTGACCCTCTGGACGTGCTTCTCAATCCCCGCATGGACGAAGTGCGCCAGATCGAAGATGCGTCCACAGCGGCCATTTCTGACGCTATGGCCTATGATAGCGGCGCGGCCAAGCCTCTTATCTCTTGGCTTACCCGTGGGCACCGCGTCACAAAGGCTCAAATTCGCGCGGCGGAAAAGTCAGGCCAGCCACTACCAGGCGGCGGCGAAAGCATGCAGGTCAATCCATCGGGCAAGGCGGCGCAAGATCTTCGCGCTATGGGCGTCACATCGAAGAGTGCCCCCGGCCTGTTTTCCAAAGAAGGGCGTGGGGATTTCGACAACCTTGTAGCCACGGAAATGGAAGACAAATTCCCCGGCATCACGGCGGCGGCCGGCGTGTCGGAGGATGGCATGTATCTCGATCGTCAGGGTTTCCTAGACGTTATCGCTAGGGACGCGGGTGGAGACACGTCTTGGCTTGCCAGTAGGGCAGAGGTCACACGGATCATAGATGAGCGTGAGGCGGCGCTGCGTGCTCTGGAAACACCCACAACGCGGCCAGCGGATGATTACCTTGCCGGTCGGCCAGCGGATGATGGCTTTTTCGTGGATCTGGATGCCTACGCCTTCGATGACCTCACGGGGGGCTTTGACCGTATCCGCGATGACTTCGACGCATATTTCCGTAAAGAGTGGGCGGATGATCTTCTCACGCCGGATGAGCGGATGGAAATAATCACGGAACTTCAAAAAAATGGCGGTGAGGCAAAACATCTGGTAGAACGTGTTCTTGAGCGCGATCTGGATTATCTGGACCTACCTGCAAACAAGGCGGATGATTATGGACAATACGACCCAGAAGAATACCTCCGATATCTCGATCAGTCCGAGGCTGGAAGATTACCTGATGAGGGCGGAGGCGGGATTGGCAGACCGGACGAAGAGCCCCAGCCAGCACGCGGCGGCCCAGAGGGTGAAGGATATGATCCTGGCCCACAAAGAAGCGAAGTCACAAGCGCCGGTGAGCAAACCCTAATCGACGGTGTTGCGCCCATAACGCAGCGCGACCGGCTGGAAGCACGACAGCAAGCACCTCTAGGCGGCGGCCGGCAGTCAGCGCCGGATAGCAATATCGGCGGCTTGTTCGATCCTGATGACAAGGTGCGCAACGACCTGTTTTCGGAGCCTTCGGGCCCACAAGCGCGGACAGCACAGGATGCCATGCGCGCCGATGTGGAGGATCAGATCGCCAAGTCTGACTTCGACGTGGATATGGATGATGGCTTGGGGTCACGTTCTGCGTCCAGCATCCTTGATGAATTTGATATGGATGACGAGTTTCAAGCCGTGCTTGATGCTTGCGGTAAGGGGAAAACCACATGAGTTTGTTCGATTGCATTCAGCGCTGGCACGATTACGCGGCCAAGGAAGATCCGGCCGAGGCGGCAAAGCTGCGTGACCGTGCGCAGCGGGCCCAGGATGAATGGAAAAAGCGTTCAGACCAATACGAGAGTTCAGGTCATCCCCGCCACGTTGCGGAGGTTCTTGCCGCCGATGACGTGAAAGAGGCTTTCCGGCGTGAAGCAGGCGAAAAGCGACATTCCTATCTGTCCACAATGGCATTCCAGCGCAAGGCGCAGGCTCACGTCAAGGAAGCTGCGGTGCCTGATATGATTAACCGCCATGAGAAGATGGACTATAAGCACCGCGGCTTGGTGCGGCGGTTCAACGGCAAGCTTGGCGCATATCTCAAAAAGAACCATCGCAAAATTTCGGGCCAGATGACAAATCCGGCACAGCAAGCCCACATTGCGGATGAACTGCATGGGGTAAGCACGGGCAATGCGGAAGCGCGCGGCCTAGCTGCGGGTATCCATGAGGCGCTTGAAGATCTGCGCCTCATGTTCAACGAGGCTGGCGGCCACATTTCCAAGATGGACAATTGGGGTTTGCCCCACGTCCACGATCGACTGGCCTTGATGCGATCTGGTTTTGATGGATGGTTCAAGGAAATTGATGGGCGTCTGGATTGGGCGCGGATTAATGACCCCCTGACCGGCAAGCCAATTCAGATGGACCCAAGGACCGGCGAGGTTCCTTTGGCATTCCGTGAGCGGTATTTGAAAGAGGCCTATGACAACATCGTTTTCAATCGTGACGCCGATAATCCGGTATATGGTCGGCCCAAGGGCGTTGCGACCTACCGCAAGCACTCGGACAGCCGGCACCTTCACTTCAAATCCGGCAAAGACTGGATGGATTACAACTCGGGGTTTGGCACGGGCGGCATCCACCAATCTCTGATGGGCCACGTTCACCGGATGGCGCGGGACATCACCCTGATGCGAGAGTTTGGGCCTAACCCCAAGCTTGGCGCTGAATATGAGGCAGACCTGTGGCGCGCAAAGGCCAAGGCGACAGGCGACCAGAAGCTTCTCACCGCCGTAGAGCGCGACAGCAACACAGCCCTTCGTATGATGAACGTGATGAGTGGCGGCAGCGTCCCACAAGACGCCTCACAGCAATGGGTTGCTCGTTTCTTCTCTAACGCGCGGGGGCTGATGACCTCGGCCTTCCTTGACCGCGCAATCATCGCCTCCCTATCGGATATGAACTCGATGCGGATGGCGGCAAAGACAATGGGCATGAACCCCGGCAACGTCTTAGCAAAACAGGTGGGGGTATTGCAGGGCTTGAGCTCCGATGAACTTCTGCGCGCGGGGTGGGTTGCTGACACTATGGCTGACGCCGGGACAGCGGTTGCGCGGTTCCAACAAGAGTTTGCCTCATCGGAATGGGTCGAGCGCGTCACGCAGGCCTCTATGCGATTGCAGGGGCTTTCCTTCTGGACAGATCGGGCGCGCGCAACCTTCTATCAGGAATTTGGCGGCTTCATGGCGGCGCAGATTGACCGGCCCTTGAGCAATCTTGAGCCCGCGCTGCAAATGCAATTCAAGAAATGGAACATATCGGACGCGGATTGGAACAATTTCAGGAAGGTTGAAAATCTGTTCCGTGCGGACAACGGCGCGACCTTCGCGCTTCCGACATACTGGCGCCAAGTAACGGATATGCCAGCCGACAAGGCTGATGACCTGTACGCCAAAATGCAGGGCGCGATTGAGGAAGTGATGGAGTTGGCGGTTCCTACGCAAAGCCTTCTGGCCAAGGCGTTCGTAGATCCATCTGCGCACAACTTGCCGCCAGGTTCCATCGGGTACGAATTTCTCAAGTCGGCAACGGCCTTCAAATCGTTCACCATGACGTTCTCGATCAACCAATATCGGCAGATCATGGCGCGGCCGACATTGGGCGACAGGGTAATGTACGGCCTTGATCTTGCGGCCGGTGCCACGGTCCTTGGCGCGATTTCAATCCAAGCAAACGAACTGATGATGGGCCGTGATCCGCAGGACATGACAAACCCGCTCTTCATGGCGCGCGCAGCCGTAAAGGGCGGCGGCTTCGGTATCGTGGGGGATATTGTCACGACCGGTCAGGCATCATGGGGCGGCGGCTTTGCCGGATACTTGGCTGGCCCCGTGCCGCAAATGATGACGGACGTTTACGGGCTCACCATCGGCAATGCCATGACAGCGGCATATCAAGCGGCCACAGGCGAGGACGTGAATGTTGGCTTCGCAAAGGATCTTGGCCGGTTCGGAAAGCGGTACACCCCGATGGGGCAGACGCCTATTGTTGGCCCCGCAATTGATCGGTTGTTCTGGGATAGGCTATCAATGATGCTTGATCCCGAGGCAGCAAACAGCCTCGCCACGGCGGCAAAAAAGCGCAGTAACCTTGTCGGCGGAGGTGACTTCTGGCTTCCAGGGCAGGCAATGCCAGCGCGCGGGCCCAATCTGGCCAATGCTTTAGGCGGCTAGTGCATATGCCATGACGGGCGGATTTAGCATCTTCCCGTCATGGCAACAGTAGCAAAAACCCCCCGTACGAGCTCCTATACCCTTGCATCTGCGGGGTCTGGGCCATTCCTTGTCGGATTTCGTCTATTTGACGATGACGCCCTTGATGTTCATGTAAATGGCATCAGGGCAACAAACTTCTCAATAACCACTGATCTTTCAATTGGTTATGATGACAACGCAACTATTACATTTGACGCAGCACTTGATGCAAGTGACGAAATCCAGATCGACGGTGCGCTAGTACCGGGTCGTGACGCGGATTATCTTAGCAGCGATCCCGGCATGGCGCGCAAGCTGAATGCAGAACTTGCACGGCTTTGGTCAAGTGTTTCAGAAATTTCAATGAAGGTCGGCCGCACCGCAAGATCACTTTCCCCTTTGGGCGCGTTTGTGCCTGTTGCTGGTAGGGTGGTTGTCTTCACGGCTGATAGTATTGAGGCCGGCCCAACTGTCGATGAGGTCGAAAATGCTCAAGCTGCGGCGGATAGCGCCAATGCAGATGCGTTAATTGCGGTTGGCGCGGCGGTAAGTGCGGCCGCTGCGGCTGACCAGGTGCAGGGGGTGCTTGATAGCTTCTCCTATGCGTATATAGGTCCGAAAGCAGCGGACCCTACGCTGGATAATGAAGGCGGCCCACTGGTTATAGGTATGCTTTATTTCAATACCTCCGTGTCTGAAATGCGGATTTACGACAGCATAACGCCGTGGATTTCCTATACCGCATCGGAAACAGCACTGGCAAAAGGGAATAACCTTAGCGATTTGCTCAACGTGGTGGCCGCGCGCGCCAATCTCGGCCTTGGCACGGCAGCAACAACGGCAGCCACAGCTTACGCCACGGCGGCACAGGGGGCGCTTGCTGACACGGCTTTGCAGTCCGCTCCCGACACACAAACACAGCTTGAATGGGACACAGGCACCAGCACCACAGAGGCGCTGATTAGCCCGGCGAAGCTAAATGCGAAATTCAATGTAACAGGCACAGCCCCAACATACGCCTGCCGTGCTTGGGTGAATTTCAACGGTACTGGGACGGTTGCTATCCGGGCGGCGGGGAATGTGTCGTCGATCACGGATAACGGGACGGGTGACTACACGGTTAATTTTACTACTGCTATGCCTGATGCAAATTATGCGGTGGTAGTAACTCCAACCAGAAACCGCACAGATAGGCCTAAGTGGATTTACCATCTACAACCTAATGCGGAGGCCAATATTTTAACTACCTCTGTTCGTCTTATGGGCGGCTATGTTTCAGGTACAAGTGATGGGAGCTACAACGCAGTAAGCGACTTCCCACAAGTCTCCGTCGCCATCTTCCGATGAAAGGAACCCTCATGGAAAAGCGCATTATTTACAAGAACGACGACGGCGGCGTGTCGGTGATTATCCCTGCTGATTGCGGGCTTACCATTGAACAGATTGCAGCCAAAGACGTGCCGACAGGGTTGGCCTACAAGATCGTAAACGTTGCGGACATCCCCGCAGACCGCAGCGAGCGTGAAGCATGGGCTGTCGATGAGGCAGACCTGACAGACGGAGTTGGCGCATGATTATCAAAATCAGACAGCCTGACCCCGCCGAAGCCCTCGCCAAAGAACGGTTGCGGATGTCATGCACTCCCATGCAGGGGCAGCTTGCCTTGGGCGAAACGAATTGGGGCATCATCTTGGCTTGGCGGGATGCACAGGCCACATGGGCGCAAAAGGTCATCATTGACAGCGCGCAAACGTGGGTGCGCAACTCGCAGAACATCGCGTTTTTCGCCTA